GTACTGATCCGTAAGAAAGTATTTGAAACACTGACAGCGCCGTGGTTTGACGCTGGATGGGGGCCAACAGGTGTTGTGGGTGAAGATGTGTTCTTCTGTGTAAAGGCTGGCGATGCAGGTATTGATACCTATGTTGACCATGAGCTTTCAATGCACATTAAACACATTGGCACACATGAATATAGTTGGGATGACGTAGATGATAAAGCCTTAAGGGGCGATAATGGCACTAACTAGCTATTCTGACTTAACTAGCACCATCTCCAGCTATCTAGCTCGCAGTGACTTAGATAGCATTATCCCCACGTTTATCTCTTTGGCAGAGCAGCGTTTACGTAGAGAGTTGCGTATTCGTCAGATGCTAGTAACTGCCCAGGCTACTACTACAGGTGGTGATTCTACTGTTGGTTTGCCTAGTGATTACCTAGAGATGCGTGATATTCACGTTGCTGCTAATCCTAATGGTGTCCTTGTCTACGATACGCCTAACCTGTTTTATAAAAAGACTATCTCGACAGAATCAGGCCAACCTAAGCGCTACACGGTACTAGCTTCTGAGTTGCAATTGGGGCCAGTACCTGACGGTGCTTATGTCCTGCAAATGCTTTACTACTCGCAACCTGCTTTCCTAAGCTCCACGAATCCTAGTAATACATTTTTAGCTTACTGTCCTGACGCATTGCTCTATGCTGCACTAGGTGAGGCTGAACCGTATCTGATGAATGATGCAAGGTTGCAAACTTGGGGTACGTTGTACGAAAGAGCTATTGCATCTATTAACATCGCAGATGATTCTGGCGAATACAGTGGACAACCAATGTCCATGTCTTTTAATTAAGGAAATATTATGGCTGAAATGTCTAACTACTTAGAGAACGCATTAATCAATGCAACTCTACGAAACACGTCTTACACTTCACCAGCGGCTGTGTACGTTGGTTTGTATACCACTGACCCTACTGATGCTAATTCAGGCACAGAAGTCTCTGGTGGCTCCTATGCACGTACTGCTGTGACGATGGGTGCGCCTAGTGATGGCGTGTCTACGAATAGCGGTGCTGTGACGTTTCCTACTGCTACTGGCACATGGGGAACTGTAGGCTGGATTGGTATTCTTGATGCGTCTACTAGCGGTAATTTGCTTTACCATACGCCATTAGATGCGTCTAAATCGATTACTGCTGGCGATATTTTTACGATTGCGATTGGTAATCTGTCAGTTACTTTGGGGTAAATTATGGCTCTGGTTATTGCTGATAGGGTTCGTGAAACATCGACCACTACAGGTACTGGCACGCTGACTTTGGGTGGCGCTGTATCTGGGTTTCAAACATTTAGTACCGCTATTGGCAATACTAATACTTGCTATTACACTATTGTTAATGGTTCTGAGTGGGAAGTAGGTTTAGGTACTGTAGCTGCTGGTACATTGGCCCGTACTACGGTACTAAAATCATCTAATGCTGGCTCTGCTGTTGATTTCAGCGCAGGTAGTAAAGATGTATTTGCTACGTATCCTGGTGACAAGGCTGTTTATAAAGACTCAGCCGGTGATGTTGTTGGCCTAAAGATTGGCACTAATGTCCAGGCTTGGGATGCTGACTTAGATACATGGGCTGGTAAGACTGCGCCTAGTGGTACTGTTGTTGGTACATCTGATTCTCAGACGCTTACGTTTAAAACCATTGAGGCTGGTACATTTACCAATGGCTACACTGAAGAAGTAGTAACAGCTAACACTAGCACAGCGTACACAATTGATTTGGCTAATGGCTCAGTGCAGATACTGACGCTAACCGGCAATTGCACGTTTACATTCCCGACAGTTGTATCAGGCAAAGGCTTTACTTTGCTGTTGTTGCAGGATGCTACAGGTAGTCGCACAGTTACTTGGCCTGCGTCTGTTAAGTGGCCTGCTAGTACTGCACCGACTATTACTGCTACCGCTAGCAAGATGGATAAGTATGTCTTTGTAGCTAATGGATCGTATTGGATTGGTTCAAACGCTGGTCAAAACTACCTGTAAGGATTGAAATGTTTAGCGCTCAAAACTCGCAGGTATCTTCAGCAGCTAATTACATCGAGGATATGTTCTCTACGTATCTTTATAATGGCAACAGCACAACTCAAACAATTACTAATGGTATTGATCTAGCTGGTAAGGGTGGGTTGGTTTGGATTAAATGCAGAAGCACTACGGGAACAAACCATAATTTAATTGATAGTGTTAGAGGTATTAGTAAATTTTTGTATACTAATGACACAAGTGCGCAAGCAAACGATCCTGGAACAATAACGTCATTTAACTCAAATGGATTTACGCAAAATAACAGCTATGGTGATTTAAATAGCTCAGGTAGAACTTACACCTCATGGACATTCCGCGAACAGCCTAAGTTCTTTGATATTGTGACTTATACGGGGACTGGTTCTAATACAACTATTCCACATAATCTTGGGTCAGTTCCGGGTTGTATTATTATCAAACGTACAGATGCAATTGAAGATTGGAATGTTTACCATCGCAGTTTGGCAAACACTCAATACATGATACTTAGCGGAACAGCCGCAGCACTTACAGGAACAACGCGTTGGAACAGTACAACTCCAACAAGTACAGTTTTTAGTCTTGGTACTTCGACAATTGTCAATGCTTCAGGCGGTAGTTATGTAGCCTACCTATTCGCCCACGACGCAGGTGGCTTTGGTCTTGCTGGTACTGATAATGTGATTAGCTGTGGGACGTTTACTACTGACGGTACAGGTGCTGCTGGCAATATTACTCTAGGGTATGAGGCGCAATGGATTCTTTTAAAGCGATCTGATGGTGTAGGAGGTTGGAATATTATTGACACAATGCGTGGGTCTTCTCTTACGTCTTACAACTATTTATCACCAAATACTTCATCATTAGAAAGTAGTTCAACAAGTGCAGGCCAAGGCATATTCCCAACAGCAACAGGATTCTTTGTAGGAACTAATTTTCCTGCTGCTTCTGCAACTTACATCTACATAGCCATACGTCGCCCAATGAAAGTGCCTACGTTGGGTACGAGTGTGTTTTCCCCATCTGCTACTACAGCGGCAACTGGTACTGTAATAACTACAGGCTTTCCAGTAGATGCACAAATTATCCAGTATCGGACTCCTAGCGGTGGAAATGTTCTCTGGCAAGATCGATTACGTAGAGTAAATACAACAGATACAGAAACAAACAATCCTATTCTTACATCTAATGATACAAGTGCAGAATCAAGCACTTTTTCTACAACTAGATATTGGAACAACACAGGTTATCAAATAAGCGCATCTTTAACTGGTCAAAACAGGATTTATTGGAACTTCCGTCGCGCACCTGGCTTCTTTGATGAGGTTTGCTATACGGGGACGGGATCTTTAGCTAACACTCAAAACCATAATTTAACTGTAGTTCCTGAATTAATAATTACTAAAATACGATCAGGTGGGACAGAAAGTGGTGTTGGTGGTTGGGGTGTTTACGCAGCGCCATTAGGAATCACAAAAGTGCTTGAATTAAATAGTACTGTTGCTTCCGCTACAGACAACTGGTTTCAAACTACGCCGACATCATCTGTATTCACCGTATACGGAAATGATCCACATTCCAATAGAGCAAATGGCAATTACGTCGCATATCTATTCGCAACCTGTCTTGGAGTCTCTAAAGTAGGCTCTTACACAGGAAACGGGTCATCACAAACTATTTCTTGTGGATTTACTTCTGGCGCTAGATTTGTGATGATTAAACGAACTGACTCTACTGGTGATTGGTATTTATGGGACACAGCTAGAGGCATCGTATCTGGTAATGATCCACATTTAAGTCTTAATACCACGGCAGCAGAAGTTACTACAGATGACACTATTGATCCTGATAATTCAGGTTTCATCGTTAATCAAGTTGCAGCTACCAATGTTAATGTATCTTCAGCAACATATATATTCTTGGCTATTGCTTAAAGGCTAATCATGCAAGTACGAATCAGAGAAACTGGCGCAGTAATGTATGAAGGTGAGTTTCGCGCACTTCACCCAAACACTTCATTTTCACAGCAAATTAGCGCAGAAACATTAGACGAGTTTGGTGCTGACGTAGTGCTTGAAGGCCTACAAGCTACAGGCGGCGATGTTTATCAATACTCACAGGCTGCTGGTGTAGAGCTAGTAGATGGTAAGTGGTTTACTAAATACATTCTTGGGCCTGTGTTTACTGATCGTCCTGCTACTGAGACTGAACCAGCACAAACGGCAGTGGAGCAAGAGGCTGCTTATAAGGCATCTAAGGACGCAGATCAGGCTAAGTCGGTGCGTACAAGTCGCAATGACAAGCTCAAAGAATGTGATTGGACTCAGGTAGCAGACGCTCCTGTAGATCAAACTGTATGGGCTGCGTATCGTCAGGCTTTACGTGATATATCATCACAAGATGGGTTTCCTTGGACAATTACTTGGCCTACGCAACCGGAGTAAGCAATGCTTGGATTTTACGCGCTATCTACTGCTGCAATATCAAGCCCAGGGCCTACTACATATAGTGGTGAAGCTGCGATTACTTGCAGCGCAACATTAAGCGCAGAGGCTAATGGTATCTTCACTGGCGCTGCTGATATAGTTTGCGATGCTACCATGTCGGTAAATGGTGGAAACCTTGTCGGCGCTACTGCTGCCATTAACGCAATTGCTACTGTTTCCTGTAATGCAAAAGGTACTTACTCTGGCGCTGCTGCAATAAACTCTACTGCTACTGTCACTGTAGTTGGTGCAATTATTGGTGAGGAATGGTCAGATGTAGCTCCACAATCAAATACATGGACAATAATCTAAATGGCTCAGACTAAAATTGTATTTGCTGAATGGTTGCCAGATCAACCTGGAGTTACTGGTGCGCTTACAGAAGCTAAGAACTGCATTCCTGTGACTAATGGCTATGAGCCAATGCAGTCAGAGGCAGATTTAAGCGGGAGCGCAGGTCAAACTTTGCTAACAGTTTTTGCCGGTAAGTATGCTCAAGTATCTACATTGTTTGCTGCTGGTGCTAGTCAAATATTCAAATATAATAATTCGACTAGAGCATTAGAGGCAATGACTACAACAGGATACACAGATGTTGTATCTTGGGATGTTGTTCAATTTGGCGCTGTAATGTTGGCTGCAAATGGCTTGGATAAGATACAGGCTGTTGAGTTAAATACGGCTGATTACTTTGCTGATGTTGCTGCTGCTGCGCCTACTGCTAAATACATAACAGTAGTTCGTGATTTTGTTGTTGCTGCTAATGTAACTAGTTTTGAAAACAAAGTTTACTGGTCTGATATTAATGATGAGACTAATTGGACACCTAGCGCTACTAGCCAATCAGACAGTCAGGTAATTGCTGACGGTGGTGACATCATGGGTTTGGCTGGTGGTGAGTATGGCTTAGTCTTGCTAGAAAAAGCCATCTACCGCATGAGCTATATCGGTAGTCCGTTATTCTTTCAGTTTGATGCTATATCGCGTGGTATTGGCTGCTTATCTAATGGCAGTGTTGTTCAATATAATGGCCTAACTTATTTCTTATCTAATGACGGTTTTTATGTATCAGACGGTCAGACCGTTAAGTCTATTAGCGCTGGCAAAGTAGACAAATGGTTCTTTGACAACGCTGACCCTAATAGCTTTAACTTAATGTCATCGTCGGTTGATCCTGTTAAGCGTCTTATTGCTTGGTGTTTTAGCAATGTATTCGCAAGTAAATTAATCTTGATATACAGCATTGATACAGGTAAATGGTCTTACGTTGAAACTACTGCATCTGTTATCTCTATTGCCATTACGCCTCCGGTAACACTTGAAGGATTGGATTTATACAGTACTAGTATTGATGCGTTGCCAGTATCGCTAGATGCTCGTCAATGGGCTGGTGGTGATCCGCTGTTTGCTGGTGTATCAGGCCAAAAGATCATTACCTTCGGTGGTGCTAACAAAACAGCGTCTATTGTTACTGGTGACATTGATATTGGCAGGTCTGTGATTACACTTGCTAGGCCATTGGTAGATGGTGGATCGGCTTCTGTGGCTGTTTCAGCTAGAGCTAATCTATCTGACGCTATTAGCTATACAACACCTGTAGCGGCTGATACAGAGGGCAGAGCGCCATTACGATCTGCTGGTAGATATATGCGAGTGCAAACAATCCCATCTGGCTCATGGTCTACTGCTGTCGGAGTAGATATTGATATTACTAAACAAGGTGGCCGATGACACAGTTTAGAACGCTTCCTCCGTTTGGTGGAGATCAGCGAGCTGTCGCAGAAGTAGTGCGAGGCATCATGGACGGAAAGACCAATAATACTGGCTCCGTTACGCTAGCCACTGGTGGTGCATCTAGTACAACAATCTACAATGAACGTATAGGCTACGATAGTGTAATTTTATTAACTCCTACTGCATTAGTATCGTCAACTTCTTATGTGCCATATGGCGGTTTTCAAGATGATACAGATCAAGCCATTACAAGCACAACAACCGCTTATCCAATGGAGTTTAAGACTACGGATTACGCATTAGGTACGTCTGTTGTAGATAACTCAAAGATTAAAGTTGATTATTCGGGTTTATACAATATTCAATTTAGTGCGCAATTTAATAACACTGATTCCCAAATTCAAGATGTTAGTGTTTGGTTTCGTAAGAATGGCACAGATGTACCTGCGTCAAATAGTCAATTTTCCGTTAATGAGAGGCATGGATCAATTGATGGCTCATTGATTGCTGCGCTTAATTTTTTCTTGCCAATGGCTAAAAATGATTACGTACAAATAATGTGGTCAGCAACAAATATCTCAGTATCTCTGCAAAATATTCCAGCACAAACAAGTCCAACAAGACCATCTACACCATCAACTATTGCAACAATTCAACACGTTTCCTCTAATGGATATACAGTGAATACATTTGAAGAACCTTACATAATTTCAACATCGCAAGGAAGCGCTGTTATTGCTCACGCAGCAAATACAGTAGCTGGAAGATCATATGATTATGTTATTGTTGGCTAATGGAAACTAAATATATTACCCCGCAAGAGCTAAGGTCGTGGTGGCCTTCCGTTAGACCAGGATTAGAGAATGTTAAGACGAAAAGCCCTGAAGATTGGATTGTTGAGGATGTATATGTAGATTGCTATAACGGTAGATCGATGCTTTGGGCATTGATTGATAACAGTAGAGTTATAGGGTATTGGGTATTGCAGCCAGATGGCGATAAATTGCACGTTTGGGCTGGTTGGTCGTTAGAAAATAGACATGATAACCTCGAAAATGGATTAAAATACATAAAAGAGGTTGCGCGTCAAGGTGGTGCAAAATATATAACATTTTCTAGCCATCGAAAAGGCTGGATTAAGAGGGCTAAGAGTCTTGGATTTAGCCCTAGACTATGGATAAGTGAGGTTTAATTATGGGTGGCCCATCTGCTGGTAGTAACTTTACTCCTACGGAGACAATGCTTGATCCTAAACTACGTCCTAAAGTAGATTTAGCATTAAGTGAGGCAGAAAGACTTTATAACACAGGTGGCCCTGCTTACTATAGTGGGGATACTTATGTTAAGCCAAGTACAAACACTCAGGTAGCTTTGCAGTTAGCTCAGAATCGAGCTGCTGCTGGTAATCCATTACTAGGTCAGGCTCAAGGCTCTATTAGTAACTTAATGAATACTCAAAGCCCTTATGAGTCGCAATATGCTGGCATGGCAGGTAGAACTAGCGGCTATGGTTCTGTATTTGACCAGATCGGTCAAGCTCAAAGCCCATATCAGCAACAATTCTCTAACCTAGCTCAAAACGCTTACGTTGATCCTAATCAATCCTTTTATGAAGGAATGCGTGGTGGCGCAATGCAAAATGAGGCATTAGCTGGCACTCGCGCAACATCACAAGGTGCTTACCTTGGTGGTAGTCCATACCTTGAGAATGCATTAAGCCAGGCTAATCGTCTGTCTGCTGAATCACTGCAAGAAGGTATCCGTGGCCTACAAAGTAAGACATCGATGGCTGGTCGCTATGGTTCTGGTGCAGAGCAACAATTAGCTGGCAAGATGACTGATGCTGCTGCTAGGGCTTTGGCTGAACAAAATCAACAAGCATACCTGCAAAACTACCAGCAAGAGCGTGGTTTGCAAGAACAAGCACTGCAATCTCTTGGTGGTCTATCGCAACAAGGTTTCGTCAATCAACTCACAGGCGCTCAAGGTCTTGGCACTGCGGCACAGCAGGCTTATGCTAACCAAATGGCTGCTACACAAGCTGCTCAAGGTGTTTACGGCTCTGATCTTGCTAATCGCATGGCTGCGGCTCAAGCAGGTCAGAATGTTTACCAGAGTGACTACGCTAACCAAATGGCTGCATTAGCTGGCGCTCAAGGTGTAAGAGGTGAGGATATAGCTACACGTATGCAAGCTGCTGGTATGGCTCCTGGCCTTGCTGCTGCGGACTACGCTGATATTGATAGGTTGCTTGCTGCTGGTCAAGTTGGTGAGGGTTATACGGCTACTCAACAAGCTGCTGATAAGGCTCGTTACGACTACACAGCACAGTTACCGTATCAAACGCTGCAAAACTACGGTGCATTTATCACTGGCTTGCCGCGTGGTGGAATTACCACAGAATACGTTGAGCCTCAAACAGAAGCAGAAAAAGCAGCCGCTGCTGCCAGAAAAACAACAGGTGGCAATAGCTACTTAGATTACATTCGTTAAAGGAATTATTATGGGAGCAGCAGCAATTCCATTAGCAGGTGCAATGTCAACAGCAGCACCAGCAATAGCAGGTAATGCTTTTCTTGCTTCACTCGCAGGTGGCGCAGCAACTGGAACTTTAATTGGCTCCGCTGCTGCTCCAATAGCTGCGGCTTCTTTGGCTCCAGCGGCTGCGGCTACTTTTGCTCCAGCAGTTGCTTTCCAAACGGCTTCTGCCCTTGCTCCTAGTGTTGCTGCTCCAGCATCAGGTATTTTTGCAGCACCAAATTTAGCAGCATTATCAGGAACTCCTGCATATACAGGAATGGGTATGGCTGGCGCTCCGCCTACATTTGCTCAATCTGTGATGAGTGCTGGCAGAAATATCCAAGGTTTAATGTCTGAGAATCCTGCATTAACTAGCGTGGCTAAACAAGCTGGCGGTGCAATGATGCAGCCTCCACCACCACCACAAGTATTGCAAGCACCACCAATTCAAAGTGGTCAATTCGCTCCTGTAGACTTTATGAGCTTACTTAGCCAGAAGTCACCACAGATGCAGCGTCGCACTTCATTGTTAGGATAATCATGGCATATGAATTCGGTACTTCTGGATACGATCAGGAATTAAGGCAAGAAGAATTGCGTAGAGCAGCAGAATATCAGGCTGCTATGGACGCTCAAAATGCACAGCGTAATAACTTGTCTATTCGTGGCAATCAACCTGCATCTTCAAGTTTTATGCAAAACATACTAGGCACAGTGCCTAGTTATTACAGTGGATTGCTTGGCGCTGAAGAAGCTAAATCACTGCAAAGCAGAGCAAATACACAAGGCTTGCTAGGCGCTGCTATTGGCTTGCTAGGCGGCATGGGTACTCGCGGCACTACTGCTGCACAAAACATCGCTGGTGCGCTTAGTGGTGGCTTACAAGCCTCACAGGGTGCTATTCAGCAGGGTATAACTAACTATGGTCAGCAACAGCAACTAATGCTGCAACAAAGACAGCAAGCAGGTATTGCTGCAATGAAAATAAAGTATCCTGATCTTGCTGATGAGTTTGATACTAATCCTGCTGGCGCATTTAGGATTATCTCTGAGCGCGAGGCAATTAATAAAAAGCCTATAGTTGTATCTAGAGGTGGAGCTTTAGTTAGTCCTTCTGGTACTGCTTTGTATACTTCTCCTGATAATCAAGAAAAAGGAAGAATACTTACTCCTGAAGAAGTTACGAAGTATGGATTACCTGCTACGGGGAAATATCAGTTTAATGCAAATGGAGAAATTAGTTTAATTCAAGGTACTGGTTTAGGCAAAGAAACAAAACCAGAATCATTTACAGGTGAATATGGCAATTTAGCATTGACGATGTTTGGAACCGCAAACGTAGCTAGTTTAGATAAAGACCAAAGAATAGCTCTTGGTAAAGAAGTGGAAAGATTAGGCGGTGGTAAAGGAGTAAATGTAACTACTAATGTTAATACTGGAGAATTCAGCAAAACCACAAAAGGAGAAATTGAAAAAAATGTTATATCAAGTGCTGATGCTATTAATCGTTTAAATAGTATTTATAGTACATATAGGCCAGAATACTTAAATGTTCCTTTTAGGACTAAACAAATATGGTCAGGTATCGCAAATAAATTTCAAGATTTAAATGAAAATGACAAAAAAACTCTTGCTGGATATTCTTCATTTAAACAAAATGCTTTGCAAAATTTAAATAAAACAATTAAAGATTTAACTGGTGCTGCTATGGGTGAGCAAGAAGCAGGTCGAATTATTTCTTCAGTAATTAATTGATTAAATGCGGTATCAGAACCCAACTTCTTAACTCTACCAGTAGCCTCTAAAACCTCAGATAAGTCACGCAAAGCCTGAAATTGAGCAGGTGGCAATG